CTTTAAACTTAGTTGTATCTAAACTTTTATATGTCATATCTGTAAAGTTATAGTTACTACAATTTAAATCAATTTTTCATAACAACTTTTTTAACAACAACATATAAACTTAAACTTAAACTTAAACTTAAACTTAAACTTCTGCAAAAAACTTTATTTAAAGCAATTTTTTTTAAACACGTTGAACGTAAAAACGTGTTTAGAAAAAACTATTTCGTTTAAAATAAATTATTTTATTATTGTTGACTTGTATAAATACAAAAATGTCAAATTTTTCACCTATGTTTTTTGAGCAACCTGTTGTTATTTTTGATACTACAGAATCGCTTAGTCCAACAACCGGGGCCTTTGTCCTATATGGTGGTCTTAGTATCAATGCTACATACGACAGTTCTGATATTTCAAGTGGAGGTTTTGTCTTATCTGGTGGTATGGCAGTGAAAAAAAACATTAGTGTAGGAGGTATTCAACATATCTACAACACAACTGATAGCACTGGTATTGATGATGGAGCTTTGATTGTAGATGGTGGTGTTGGTATTAAAAAAAGTCTTCACGTTGGAGGTGACACTACTATTTTGGGTAGTTTGTTTGTTCAAGGTACATATACTTATGTAAATACTCAAACTATTAATGTAGAAGATAATACTCTTGTTATCAATTCTGGTCCAGCTGGAAGTCGTGATGCTGGTTTGCTTATTCGAAGAGATGGTGTAGACGTAACTTCTGATGTAGCTATTACTTCTGGCACTCTTGCTGGTTTAGAAGGTGTAAATGGTACATCTATTACATTTGGTGCAACACACTCTCAACCTGATGATCATTACAGAGGATGGTGGGTTAAATTAAATAGTGGAAATGGATATGCGCAAATTCAAAGTTATTCCAACAACGTTGCTGTTTTGTCAACAACTGGTAACACTTTTACAACGGGTAATCTTACGGAAACTGGATTCACTTTATACAATAAGAGTTATCTAGGTCAATACTACGATGAACAGTCTGATGAAATTCGTTTTGCATATGTTGCTGATGCACAAGATCCTAAAGTTGATTTAGAAAATGGAGATAATTATGCACGTCTAAGATTAGATAGATTAGATGCTAATACAACTATTTCAACAGCATCTATTCAAGCTAGCGGAAATTCTACTATTGCTAATTTAGCTATTACCAATTTACTTGTTGCTAGCGTAACTATGGATAATGCAGCATTAAAATCTGCTACTATTGGTAATCTTTATGTAACCGGTGCATCTGTTCTTCACGGAGCTGTTACTGCTGGTGCCTTGAATGTCACTGGAGACAGTATTCTTCAAGGATTTGTTACTGCTGGTGCTTTAGCTGTTACTGGCGAATCATTCCTACGTGGAGCTGTTACTGCTGGTGCCTTGAATGTCACTGGAGACAGTATTCTCCAAGGATTTGTTACTGCTGGTGCTTTAGCTGTTACTGGTGAATCATTCCTACGTGGAGCTGTTACTGCAGGTGCCTTGAATGTCACTGGAAACAGTATTCTCCAAGGATTTGTTACAGCTGGTGCTTTAGCTGTTACTGGAGAATCATTCCTACGAGGAGCTGTTACTGCTGGTGCCTTGAATGTCACTGGAGACAGTATTCTTCAAGGATTTGTTACAGCTGGTGCTTTAGCTGTTACTGGAGAATCATTCCTACGAGGAGCTGTTACTGCTGGTGCCTTGAATGTCACTGGTAATAGTATTCTTCAAGGATTTGTTACTGCTGGTGCTTTAGCTGTTACTGGTGAATCATTCTTGCGTGGAGCTGTTACTGCTGGTGCCTTGAATGTCACTGGAGACAGTATTCTTCAAGGATTTGTTACTGCTGGTGCCTTGAATGTTACTGGAGACAGTATTCTTCAAGGATTTGTTACTGCTGGTGCTTTAGCTGTTACTGGTGAATCATTCCTACGTGGAGCTGTTACTGCTGGTGCCTTGAATGTCACTGGAAACAGTATTCTTCAAGGATTTGTCACTGCTGGTGCTTTAGCTGTTACTGGTGAATCATTCTTGCGTGGAGCTGTTACTGCTGGTGCCTTGAATGTCACTGGAGACAGTATTCTTCAAGGATTTGTTACTGCTGGTGCTTTAGCTGTTACTGGAGAATCATTCCTACGAGGAGCTGTTACTGCTGGTGCCCTGAACGTCACTGGAGATAGTATTCTTCAAGGATTTGTTACTGCTGGTGCTCTTGCTGTTACTGGTGAATCATTTTTGCGTGGAGCTGTTACTGCTGGTGCCTTAAATGTCACTGGAAACAGTATTCTTCAAGGATTTGTTACTGCTGGTGCTTTAGCTGTAACTGGTGAGTCATTCCTACGAGGAGCTGTTACTGCTGGTGCCTTAAACGTCACTGGAAACAGTATTCTTCAAGGATTTGTTACTGCAGGTTCCTTAAATGTCACTGGTGATTCTATTTTGGAAAACAATTTGCTTGTTACAACTGGTAATGTTACAATTTCTACAAATGATTATTCTCCTATCAAAGAAGCAACATCAGCTTCAGGTGGTTCTATCTTATTTAATACTGTAGATGTTTCTCCAAGTTTGGGGGATATTGCAAGAGAAAGATATGCAAGAATTGTTAATAACCAAACGTCTGCTATAAATGTAACAGGATTTGCATTCAATGGTTCTGTTAGAGCATTTGATGCTATTGTATCAGTTGTAATCTTGGCAGAATCAGGAAACAAGTATGCATACTATAATCTTAAGGGTATTAAGAAAGCTAGTAATTGGGTTGTAAACAGCTCTTATGTTGGCGATGTTACAGGTGTGACATTCTCAATTACAAATGGTGGTCAAATGCAATATACATCGACTAATGTTGTTGATCATACTAAAGGTTATGCTAACTTCCGTGCAATAACTACATCTACTATTACTCCTGAACCTACCTTTACTTAAGTTCAACTACTTTAGTTAAGTTTAACTACTAAAATGTATATACCTTGCCGCGCCGAAGCGCAGCTACCATAGAATAAACACATATCGATAACTTTGTAATCCTTTAGTAAAAATGATTACAATCTTTACTTTATTTACAAACTAATCTAAATTATTTTAATTTTTTTATTTTACATTTATAATATAAGAAATAACAAGATGAATGTCAATTTTGCCTTTCTACGTCACGGATATGGTTGTCATAATGCAATGTCAAATTTAGTGTACCATGATGTAATATCAAAATCTCATGCTAGCAAATTTATGGAACGAGAAGGGCGAGAGGGGTCTACTAAAAATATATTATCAGGTAAAATATTACCATTAAACGATCCTGTCTTAACAAATGTTGGTGTGGAAGCTTCTATATATAATGGATGTATTATTAATAAAATTTTAAGGCAATTAAGTAGTATGTACAATAATAAAAATTTACGAATGGAAACATTTAATGTAGTTGGATGTTCACCTTTAATTAGATGTATGGAAACATCTTATTACATGACAAGAAAATGGAAAAATCCACCAAATAAAATATATGTTTTTCCGTTATTAAGAGAAATAGATGAATCAAGTTTTGATAAATATTCAGAAAAAAGTAGAGAAACTATAAGAATAACACCTAGTTATAGTATTAAATCTATAGATGAACAAAAACAATATTTACAAAAACTTGGTATATTAGACGCTTTTGATTTTTCATTTGTTGAAACATTTCCACGAGAACGTATCGAACCTGGTGATATAAGGGAATTTATGAATTGGTTTGCAAAATATTTCATGACATTATTAAATACAAATGATACAAATCTTAATGTATTTATAACAACTCACGCCGGTGTTTTGAAGGACTATTCAGATGAAGGATTTTATAATAATTCAGGCTTTGTAATTAATACAACATACGTAGATAATTTTTCAAAAAACATGTATATATCATTGAATAATTATATAAAAAAGTACAATTTTTTTAAAAATTATTCAGATCCAAAATATAATTCTGTTGAGTATTACTGTCCATCTGATAGATGTGGTCAATTATGTTCTGTTGCAAAAGGACCAATAAATAACCTAGAAAAAATAGGATTAACTTGTAATATAGAAGACGGAGAAGATACGAATGATAAACAATTAAAAGTACGGGGGGGAAGAAGAATAAAAAACGTTTCCCCATTAAATTTGGATACTGTATGGAATTTTGATTAAATAATAAATAACGTCCAAAATTCGATTAAAATATATAATTTATTAGTAACTAACAAAATTATATATGTCATCCCCCCTAGCAACTATATTTCACGGTGATGTTAATTTGGAACAAGGAAGTGATGTCACTCAATTTGGCTGGGGTGATATAAATGTAAATAGAAGATGTGTTATAAATGGAACAGAAAATAGTACTTGTAATACAGATGGTAGTTTAATAGTCGCAGGTGGAGTAGGTATTACAAAAACATTAAACGTTCATGAAAATTTAAATGTATTGTATGGTGTTACACGTCTAACTGAAACGCATATAAATACAAATAATGGTCCATTTACCGTAACAGGTGGTAATACTGCTCTTATACAAGTTGGTGCAGATGCACAATTTGTTAGTACTGCTGGAAATATTAATATAAATTCAATGACAGGATATTCTCAAATATACGGTGGTTTAAATGGTTCTAATGCTGTAAAAATAGTAGCATCACATCCTAATGGTGGTGTTTCTATTTTATCTGGTACAAATACTGGTGAAGTTTCAATTATGTCAGGTTCTGGCGGAATTACAGAAACTACATCGAATGGTAATGTAGCTATTACAGCAAACGGTGGTACTGGTAGTTTTTATGTAAATTCAAATTCTGCAAATCAAAATCTAACAATTGGTTTAAATGGTAATACAGATTCACAATTGCGAATAGAAAGTGCTGGTAATAATGATATAAATACAGCATTGGTAGTTAATACATCAAATACAAATGCAAATATTCAAATTTCTACAGCAAATGGATTAGGAAATGGTTCAATGACTCAATTAGTAGGTGCTGGTGGATATACACTGACTACAAATACAACAGGTGCAATTAATATAACATCTCAAGGTGCTGGATCAAATTATATTGTTAAAAGTGCTGGTACTGATCAAAATATGGTTGTTGGTCTAACAAATAATACTGATTCAGCTTTAATTTTAAAAAGTTCTGGTACAAATGTTACAAATACAGCTTTACAAATATTTACAACATCATCTACTGGGAATATTTCAATATTACAACCAGTAGATTCAATTGGACATACATCAATTAGAACTGGAATGGGTGGATTATATGCTTCAACTCAAACTGGTGGTTCAATTGTAATGACAACATATGGAGCATCAAGTACTTATACAAATACTACATATGCTAATAATCAAGATTTAAACATTACTGTCACTGGTAATACCGATTCACGAGTAAATATTTCATCATCTGGAACTAGCAATGAAGCTATTAGATTAAACGCAACAAATGCAGATGGTGGTATTTATATGACAGCAAATGGAACTATTCAATTAGAAAGTGCAAGTTTATCAGGAGGTATTCAAATTGCAACAAATACGTCTAATGTACCAGTATATATTGGTACAACAAACAGTACAACTACTATTTATGGTAATTTAGATGTCAAAGGTGTAACAACAACTATACAATCGACAGTAGTTACAATAGATGATAACATGATTATTGTAAATAACGCTCCTACAGGTACATCAGATGGTGGTTTAGCAATTAAACGTTACCAATCAGCAAATGATTCTGCATCAGGAGATGTTGTTGCTGATTCACCAGACCATTCCGGTCTTGTTCCCGGTAATTCTAATACAGCAACAACTGTACAATTAAGTATGAGTGCAAATAGTACAAACGATTATTATAATGGATGGTGGATTAAAATTACTAGTGGTACAGGTTCTGGTCAGGTTAGACGTATACGTAGTTACGTTGGTTTAACCCATACTGCAACAATATACAGTACAAGTGATCAAACTGGAATTTTAGGTGAACCAGAACCAGTTGAAGGTCTAGATTTTACTACAATTCCTGACAATACATCAAATTATGCACTTTATCCATGTGAATATGTAATGATGATTTGGGATGAAGTACAAAATGAATTTGCATTTGTTTGTAGCAATAAAGACCCATCGATAAATACAAATATAATACATTATTCGGATTTACATATTAACGATTTGATTGCAGGTGACATTACAATAAATACAATAAATGGTTCAGATGCAGATGTAACAACATATGTCACTCTTAATAATAATTCCACATTACCTGTAACTATATCCGGATTTCCTAAAACTTATGGTGTATATCTTGTTTTTATTAAACCACGAGATAATACTGTTAGAACACATGGTATATTTATGATTGGTAGAGTAGATGGAGTAGGTGTACCAGGTACAGTTGTACGTCTAATATCAGTTAAAGGTATGCATAATGATCAACTTGATATTCAATGGCCAAATGATGCACTACCACAATTATTATATAGACCATACCCAAATGGTATAGGTGGTTCTACAGAATACAAGTTAAAAATTGTTAGTTTGTAAATTCAGATAATATTAGATAATATACGTTATACTACAAATAACTACAAATAACTACAAATAACTATACCAATCAGGTTTAAAACAAGAACACGTTGGATTACAACAAAAGTAATTATCCAATACCATAGGATCATAGTAAAAACATTCTGGGTTACA